CCACCACTTTTATCTTCAAACCATTCCATTTCAGTTGCTTTTTGTTCAACTACGAAACGGCCCCGCCATAAAGAATCCGCCGCAATATTTTTATTTACAGCGCGACAAATACGATTAATCTGACGCTGATGGGTTTTACGCTTATGGCTACTCATACTATAAGTCATCATTACTTATCGCCCCTTTCTATAAATATTATACTATAATTTTTAATATAAGTCAAATATTAAAGTTCCATTTTATCACCAAAATAATACTTTTGGATACCATCCATGCCAACATAAAAATTAAAATTGTCTTGCCATTCATGTACTTTTTCTTTTGGTACTACAATGATACAAGGTACTAAACGATTTCTCATATCATCTTTACACCATTCACTATTTCCTTGATTATGCCAATCATCTTGCGGCTCCAATACTAGGCTGTCAAAAGGAAAAGCAATATCCTTTACAGCAAGAACATACTCACTATATACTTGGCCCGCATTATGTTCATAAGGAGTATCATTCCAATCATCGCCATACCAGTCTTGAAGGTTATCTTCGCCAAGATAAAAACGAACTACATTACCTTTGCGCGCAAAATCAATAATTTTCATTAATACTCCTCCTCTTCGCCAAACTCATCTGCAAGTTCTTGATAATCATATTCACCATTATTAATCATGGCTTGATATTCTTCTAATGTATGCTTATCATTTAATTTAACAATATGATAACATACATCTTCACGAATTTCATCGTCCAGATACTGTTCAAATAATTTGTCTTGCTCTTCTAAAGTAAGTGAAGGTTTTTCTTCAATATCATAAGAAACATAATCATGCGCACGGTCAGAAAGAGTTTCAGTAATATCACTATAAGAATTAATTACATCATAAGACATGTCATAAGCCATTTCCACTACTTGAGAAGATTCTACGCACTCTTCAATTGCCCATTCTTCCATGCCGTGCAGTCCACCGTAAAGTTCATCGTAGGCATGAATAACATAAACGCTCATTTTAATTTCCTCTCTTTCCTCTTTCTGTATATATTATACTATAATTTCTACAAAAAGTCAAGTATTTTTTTGAGAAATTTCTACAAAATTGTCATGAATTTTTTCCGCGCATTTATCACACCAAGGAGAAATCCAGCCAGTAGACATTTTAGTTGCGGGCGCGCCGCATGAAATACAAATATGCGCACTAAGCTTTTCATATTTATAAATAATTTCACGAATTTGATCAGTCAGCCAATTAGTATAAAAGCACAATGAACCATATTTTTCTTTAATCTGCATAATGCGGAATGTATTAGCTATATCTGGTTCCATCATATTTAAAGCTTGCTGAAGCTCTTCACACATTTGTTCACCGAACGCGGCGCGCCAACCATCAGGCATATCATCTAATTCAGTATAGCTATAGTCATAATCATCTACTACTTCTCCTGTCCATCTATTACGCGGTAGAAGCCAAGGATATTTTGCGATTAGTTGTTTATTATATTCACGAATCTCTTCTATAACCATTTCCTTACTCCCTATGCCATTCTTCTACTTGTGCACCATGCGCGCGAAGCCAATCTTGTACGGGCCAGCGTTCACTGCATGGATTGTCATATTTTTCATAAAAAATGAAAGCAAAATCAAAATCTTTTATTTCAGAATCATATGCTAAACGTTTGTGTAAATTAAATAATTGATACATAAAATATTTAAAGTTAATCGCATCTAATTGCTTCCGATATTCTTGTAAAAATCTACAATCTTGCGGATGCTTTGAACTACATTTCCCATTACAAAGTCCATCACACGCTTTCCCTGGCCGCAATGGTGGACATTGTAAACTAATTACTCCGTTCTTATCCATGCCACCAACTTTATACCATTTAGGTTCCCAAACTACTGTTGAAAGTGCGACTAGATTTCTAGGAAAATGTTGTACTTGCGCCCAGTATGAAGTATATAATTTCAACTAAAATCACCTGCTTCTACTGGAACTAGTGTTTGCGCACGATTCCATTTTTGAGTATTACTATTCCATACATAATATAAATATGTACGAAGTGGTGGGTTTTGATATAGCCCTGGTAATACTGTACGAATTGCCGCGGCTTTAGCATAATGGTCTTGTATGTTACACCAATTTTCTTCTATTGCGCGAATAGCGGTTTCTTTTTCATAATAAAAGCCGACACGTTCTTCTGTGCCAAAGTCAAAGAAGCCTTGTTCATTTACATGCCATAGTTCAGAATAAACTAGTACTTCATAGATTGGTTGCTCTACAGAATCAATTATGTCTAAGCAATCATCAAGCATATCATTAGCTTTATCATAAGCCTGTGCGGTTGTCTGACTTACATTAAAATACTCTGAAGGTTGAATCCTTAATGATTCATACGCGGCAATAATCTTATCCATAATTATCTTCCTTTATTTTTCTAAATATATTATATCATAATTTTAAATAAAAATCAAATAAAAAAGTAGGGAGGACGCATCCTCCCTACTATCACCATTATCATTATTAAAAATAATGATAATTCCGCTCCTTCTACACATGGTAGATGAGCTATATAAAGCAGGAAGAGTTGCGGATACTACTCGGCCTCTTGCTACGGGTCTATCTACCAACTGCTTTATTTATAAAGTGGTGTGCTTTTACGCCAAACTTCATATTCCTATTGCCTATCCGCACATCATACTCATAGGACAAAATAACATTTGTAGCCCATGATACATTTTGCACAAATAGAAGAATTAAAGACTCCTTAGATGATGGGCGCTATAAGCCCTACATTCCACTTATCTTATTCATATTTACCTTTATTTATTTTTATAGGAATATCATTATAATACTTTTTATGAGCGCCACAATTGGGACAATAATGATACAATTTAGTTATTTCTTGTTCAAAACTCCAACTTCCATCTTTATTTCTTTTTGAAGAAGAACAAGCATATTCAAATCCACATTTACAATGAGCATAGATCGCGCCATCGTCAACATATTTTCTTGTCTCCCAAGAATGATCTATACCACGACCTTTACGCATAATATCTCCTTGTATTAGATTAATATAATAATTATAATTTTTCCCACTCTTCATCAGAGTATTGTTTTATATCTTTTACTCTTCTTGGTAAATTATAATAATCACACCATTTTCGTATGGCATTATCGCTAACATTAAACTTTTTTCCTATTTGAAGAAAGGGAATACTACGTATTAGTTTTTTTAGCTAATCTCGTGAACATCGTTCTACTTTTCTATTATTTAATGAAATTCGTTCGACTAGTTCTTTACTTCTAGTATATTTTTTATCTTTTTGATATTGTAAAAATTCTTCATCAGTTAAATTACACTAAGGATAATTATTATCATTTAAATATTGCCAATAATATCCTTCATATTTATAATTATTTTCTATATATTTTTTTAAATTAATAGATTTATAAATTCCTCTAAAGAAATCATTCACAGCAGAACAATTAGGAAAAATTTTTAATGGTCTTAAACTCTACATATCAATTGCGACGACTGGCTTTCCTTGGCAATAATTACTTCTCGCACGAATTTCTTCCTATGTAATATTAAAATAATGTAATGCTTTAGTTACAGTTTTATCATCACATAATAATATCTTCATAATCTATTTACAATTGTTACCATTATTCCATAACTCTAAAATTTTTTCATATCGCTAATCTAAATGGCCGTCTCCGCCCGGAGTTAAATTATAACCAGAATTATAAGAATCATAATATTGAATCCAATAACGTTCTCTCTAATTTAGTTCCTACTTATTACATTCTTCAATAATTTCAAATTGAAAATTCTATATACCATATTTTTTAATTGCTCTATGAATTATTGAATCTTTACAATCCGCATATTTATGAGAGTGCCAACGCTAATAAATATTAACACTTTGGCCAATATAAATTTTAAAATTAATTAAATTAGTAATTTTATAAATTCCACAAATTTGTTTATAACGCTGTTGCGACATATTATCACCCCTAAATGAAAATAATGGCCGAATGTTAGGGCATTCTTAATCTCGTATGAGTAGCTATCTCTCCGCTTCCCAAGCGTTGGTGGCGGCGACTGGATTCGAACCAGCCCTGGA